GCAGGAACTATAACTACCTCTGGTTATACTGTTACAGATGGAGATACTATAACAACTACAAACGGACATGAATTTTTCTTTTATATTACAAGAATAAATGATGGTTCAACTACATTTTCAATGTTAACTGTAAAGGCACTACAGTAACATGACTTTTCCACTACCTATAATTCAAGGTGGTATTACAGTATTTTCTAGCGGAGCAACTGTTATTACACTTTCTTCTAATACTGCTGATTATAATTTAGCTAATGACCTTACAAATAATTATAGTTGGGATGGTTCTAGTGCTATTAATGTTACGCTTAATATTAGTTCAGGTGTAAATGTTAGAGCAACAGGAACAGGTACAGCAGCTATTACAGCCACATTAGTATCCGGTAGTAATCTAACTATAAATAACTCAGGAACTATAGCTGCTCATGGTGGTACTTTTGGGAATGGTGGTGGCGCTAATGCGGCTGGTAGCGCAGGTTCACCTGGTGGTAATGCTATAGAATTAAGTAATCTAACTGGAATAATTAATAATGCTTCAGGAGCTAATATCGCTGGAGGAGGCGGTGGCGGTGGAGGCGGCGGCGGTGGTCGAGGTGGTGGTAGCCATGATCCAGAAACAGGTTGTAGTGGGCAGTCAAGTTTTGTTGGTGGTAATGGTGGAACAGGTGCAAGTTCCGATAATCCTGCTACAAATGCACCAGAAAGTGGTTCAGGAGGTGGTTCAGGAGGCGGCACAGGCGGCACAGGTGGTGCTGGCGGTGGTTGGGGACTTGCGGGTACGGCTGGGCAGTCAAGTAGTGCCAGTCCACCTGCACAATGTAGAACTAATAATGCAGGTGGTGCTGGAGGAGCAGCAGGTAAAGCAATTAATGTTGGTTCGGGTGCGTCTAATACTTTAAATAATTCAGGAAATGTGTTTGGAGCTACATCATAAATGTTATTTAAAAAATATATAATAAATATATTTAAAGTTTTAGGTTTGTGTTTTGTTTTTTACGGTTGTTTCGCATATTCTCAAGAACAAGTTAGAGTAATAGTAGAGCTTCATCAGTTAGAAGAAAGTTTTACAGAATGAGTTTAGTACTAAAAAAGAAAGACAATTGTTTACCAGGAAGTGACAAGTCACCTTCTGATATTGCTTTAAAAGTTATGGTTCTTAATGAAGCTAAGACAGCTTTTGAAGAACAGTGGAAAGATTTACTAACTGTTAAAAAAGTTGTATTAGAAAGATTCGATAATCAATATATAAGAAATAGAGATTGGTATTTTCCAGAACCTGAAAGCATTACACAAGTTGAACAATTTCTTAGATCAGAAATAACAATAGATCAAGCAACTACAGTTATAGGAAATACTAAAAAAGAAAAAGTTGAAAACGCATTACAACAATTTGAAAACAATGCGTCTAGATTATTTATTGAAAAATTATATAAAGTTAAAAGACAAGAAATTTTAAATGCTACTGATCCACAAACATGCGTAAATATCTTAAATGATCAAGATCAATTTATTAATCCTCTACCTGGAGAAGACTGCATAGAATGTGAGATTCTTTTACATACTGCTATGGGCATAGGGCAAATAAGAAATGTTTTTGATAATTTAGATACTAATTGTAGTATTAAGGTTTTAGATAAGTTTGTCGATATATTTAATTTTGAAACACAAACATCAGTTAATATTTCAACAGATACGCTAGGCGATAAACTTATTTTTGCTCGTCCAGATTTTTTAAGAGTTGGATCAGGTGAGTATAAAAAAACAACTATAGATAAAATAGGAGAAGCTGTTCATTGTCTTTGGAATCCTAATGATCGAACAAATACTTTATATAGTAATTTAAAATTAGAAGGCAGTTCAATACCTGATGCTACAGGATTTACAAAAACTTTTACAGAAGTGGCAGATGAAAAAGGTATAGAGCTTTGGAATGAAGATAAAGAATTAAAAGTATATTGGAGTGGAGGAATAGATAGTACAGTAGCTCTGATAAGTTTACTAAAAAGTAAACCTTCTGATTGGCATGATAGATTAAAAATTATTTATACTTCAAATTCTATTGAAGAGTATTCTTTATTTTGGAATAATTATATTAAAGACAAAATTCAAACAGAAGAAGTTTTAAGACCAAATCAAGATGATAATAAATATTATATGGATAAACCTTTTTCATCTTCTGTTTTAGAACATATTAAAAATAATTTAGATATAGGTTTATCTGTTACAGGCGAATGCGGTGATCAACTTTTCGGATCGTCAGGATTTGTAGCTCACCCTGAACTATTAGAAATAACACTAGATAAATTTTTAAAAGAAAGGTATCCTGATGATATAGACGAAATAAAATTATTTAATTCTAAATGTCCTTATACTATAACTTCTGTTTCAGATTTATTTTGGTGGTGGAACTTTAATGTAAAATGGGAAGAGGTAACTTATAGAGCGTTAGCTCTTGTTAAGAATAAAAAAGATTTAAATAATTCTCGTCCTTTCTTTAGAACTAATGATTTTCAAAAATGGTCTATTTCAAATCCTGATAAAAAAATTAAAAATACTTTAGAGTCATATAAATTTACAGCAAAAGATTACATTTTTGACTATACTTCAGATGCAGACTATAGGGATAAAAAATTAAAAGTTGGTTCTTTAAGAGTTAAATGGGGAAGCACCATAGCAATTGATAATAATAATAATATTATTTATGCTGGAGATACTTCAACTAACACTAACTTACTTAAAGATAAATATGGAAATTCTCTTTCAAGGTTTTTAAATTAATGTTAAAATATATTATAGTTTTTACAATATTTTATTTACAGGTTTTTCTTTTGTCTCTTCCTGTAAAAGCAGGACATTTACAAAATCCTATACCTGAAGATGTTATAATGTATAAGAGTTTTTGTGAAGATGAGGATGCAATATTAAGAGTTGGTCAAGCATTAGAGATATCAAAAGAGAAAGCAGACCTTATGTTTTTTAGTCTAGCTAAATCAGAAAGATGTTTCGTACATTCTGAAGAGTTAATAGGATTAGTTATTAAAGACATACATACATTTAAAGTTGTTTATGGGATAGAGGCAATAGTTTATAAAATTAAAACAAGTTTAGAAGAAACAGGATATATCTTGTTTATGACTTCAGCACACTTAGGAGTTTAAAATGGCGAGTACATTTACAACAAACATTAGATTAGAGAAACAAGGAGATGGAGAAAATCCCAATGCTTGGGGAACAATACTCAACTCGAATGTTATTGATCTAGTTGATCAGGCTGTTGCAGCGTATCAGATAGTTTCTGTTAGTGGAACAACACCTTTAACACTAACTCAAGTTAATGGTGCTACAGATCAATCACGTAAAGCTATCTTGTCTTTTGATGGTACACTTACCGCAGAAACTTCTATTATTATTCCTTCTGTTAATAAGATGTATTATGTAAGAAACAATACATCTGGATCATTTGCTCTTAAAATTAAAACTGCAGGTAATACAGCCGCTACAATAGAACAAGGTTCTAATGTGATGATAGCAACTGATGGAACTAATGTATTTCAAACTGCATTTCCAACATCAGTAAGTTCTTTTACAGCTAACAGTCTTACTGCTACATCAGTATCTACTAGTGTTCTTAATGCTGCTAAAGTATCTACTAGTGTTATAACAGCTACACAAGTATCAGCTACAGCAATACATGCTACATCAGTATCGGCTGTATCAGGCAGATTTTCAGGTACAGTATCTGCTTCTGCATTTGATGGTTTAGGTAATAAACTTAGTTTTGGAAGTGATGCTCAAGGAGATGTTTATTATTATTCTGGAAGCAGTATTGCAAGACTTCCTGCAGGTACAAGCGGTCAGTTCTTACAGACTAAAGGTTCAAGTGCTAATCCTGAATGGGCGAGTGGTTTAGTAGCACAAGTTACAGTAGTTGACTTTGCTTCCGTTGTTTCTGTAGGTGCTGTTGTTCTTCCTGAAGATAATACAGTTCCTCAAATATCTGAAGGTAATAGAATCAGTGGTTTAGATATTACTATAACACCTAAATCTGCAAGTAATATTTTACTTATAGAAACAAATGTTTTATCTAGAATGACTACTAATAATACTAATAAAGGAATAGCTATATTTGATGCATCTGTATCTAATGCAATAGGTGGTAATATTCATTTCTTTTCTAGTAACAGCTTTGTAAGTCAACAAATAGCAGAAGCTAGAGTAACAGCAGGAACTACATCTCAAAAAAGTTTTAGAATACATATAGGTGATAATTCAGGTAGTTTTTGTTATGTTAATGGAACTGCTGACACTAATTCACCTTTTTATGGTAATACAATACCAATGTCATATGTTAAAATAACAGAGTATACCCCATAATAAAATGGCAAGTACATCAGCAAACTTATTTAAATTTAATCTTAGACCTGGAATACACAGAGAGTCTACAGAATACTCTGAGGGTGGTTCTTGGTATGATTGTGATCGTGTTC